TTCAGTCCCACGAGAGACGCTCCTTAAATCGACGCCATAAATACGGTGTCAACTCCACTAGATTTCCAAACGGGACGTACCGATAGGTTGGATTCCCACCGAATCCCATCAGGTGTGCGGTCACATATCGTTCCTTTGGAAATTTACGAGCGATGCGAAGGGACGGTTTGTTATGCGTCGCCAAGATCGAGTGCACGTGCGGCGCCGACAGGGCGTATGTCATACCCTTGTTGTACGAGTGGTCGGTGTCAGCCTTGACGTCGAACACACCCGACTGCGTTCGCAAGTACGCCCCTCGGACGAGTTTGGCACCCAACTTGAACCCGTCGGACGATGACGATTCCATGTCCTCTAGTAGTTCGTCAAACGCGTGTCGCCTATACATCTGATACGTCGCATACACGATGGCGTTCTCTCGGGTATTGTGTCGTCGCATCAACTCGTAACACGCGTCCCGATACAACACGTCTTCGGCGTCGATGCACACTCGAACGCCTCGCGCCTTTGCTTGGGTGATGATACCGTCGACGTGTTTCTCGGCGATGTCCACGGATTGACGACTCCCGAAACTCGTCATTTTCAGAGCACACATGTATTCGGGCGGTAACGCGTCGACCATTATCTCCGTGACCCGACGAACCTTGGACACGTCCCAAAGAGTCACGTCTTCGCGCGCGTAATCCACGATGACGCGTTCGCCCGCGTCGCGGCACCGAGCGATCACGGAACACAATTCACGGTTGAGGGCTGCATATCGTAACATAATATATGTCACTATATTACATATGGGTGCGCCCAGGGAGGTGCGTCTGGACCCGAGCCCCATTTACAAGAAAAAATGGCGAATCACACTTTGGGACGGATCGAAGGTCGATTTCGGTGCCCGAGGATACGACGATTACACGCGACACAAAAACCCTCTTCGCATGCGCAACTACATTCGTAGACACGGCGGGATCATCAATAAGGAGATGGAGGACGAGACGTCCGCAGCGCGGGTACACGAGCAGATGTTAAACGTAGACAAGAGCACGAGACAGCATTGGGGTACACGAGGCATCAAGACGCCAGGATTCTGGTCTCGATGGCTCCTGTGGAGTCAGCCGGGTCTGGGGAAGGCGATCAAATTCATGCAAAAGAAATTCAAGATTCGTTTCACTTGACCGAGTAGTGACGGATGATGAGATCGCGGTCGTCGCGCACGCGCTCGCAGTAATCGAACAGCACCTTCGACACGGTGACTTTGCGTCCGATGTCCTTCACCTTCCACGCGACCGATTCGTCGGTATCGATGACCTTTTCAATGTTCTGGAACAACTCCCTGAAATTTTCAAACCCGACGTCGGTGACGATGCGACCTTTGTTAATTTCATTGGCGAGATATTTCACTTTTTTCACGTACTTGTCGGCTTTGTGTTTTCGAATGTAGTACAGATCCGTGCCGGGCATGTAACCCAATGGGGTCGACACGACGACGACGAAACACGCCAGAAGCAAGAGCGCGATGATCATTACTATACCTCATAAATTTTAATCACCTCCTGAACACTCGGGTGTCGAATGATGTCTTCGTTCTCCAAGTGGACGACGTCGATGTGCGCCAAATCCAATCCTTCGACGCGGTCGAGGAGGTCGCTCAACCCGTTGTCCTCGCCGAGATCGCTCTGGTCCGGGTCACCCGTGATGATTAACTTTGTCCCATACCCGACGCGCGTCATGAGCATCTTCATCTGTTCTTTGGTCGCGTTTTGCATCTCGTCGGCGATGAGCCAGGTGTTCGTGAACGTTCGTCCTCTCATGAATCCCAAAGGTTCGACCGTTAAAAATCGATCGATGGTCTGACGCGAGTACGTGCTGTCGAACACGTCGTACATGGGCATCGTGAACGGAAGCATTTTCTTGTCCAGGTCACCGGGAAGGTACCCCAAGTCTCTGTCGTCCGCGGGTACGATGGGTCGCGTGATGACGATGCGTGCTCGGTCCGCGCCACCGACGAACGAGAGCGCCTCGCGACACGCGAGCATGGTTTTCCCACACCCAGCCGGTCCGACCCCGATCACGATGGGTTTCGAAGACTGGAGGGTGAGAAGATATTTGCATTGTCCGGCGGTCTGGGGGAAATGTGCCATTAAAAGAAAATCACATAATAAAAGTAGTGAAAGGTATGCACGTCTTTCATGCGATTCAGTTCAGGATGACCAAGGGGTTCGTGACGATGACCGACCCCGATGATAAAGCGCGCATGCTGACGTTCAAGGACAAGGAGGTCGCGGAGAAATACGCGACGTACATCGCACGGTTTCGCTCAAAACACGGGGAATTCCCCGTCCTCGACTTGACGAAGAAGAGCATCTTCATCAAGCGCAACCCAAGGAAAAAGGTCTTGTCCGAGGAACGCATTCGCAGTCACTGCAACATCGTCGAGTTGTACGAGTCCGACCTCGACTCCATCGCACTCAAGTCGGGTATGTCCTTCTTCTACGTGCATACGTTCACGTACTCGCCGCAGAGTCTTCTGGAATCCGTGTCAGTGCGCGGGCAACACATCGACGGCGCGGAGGACACGGAACTCCTGCGACAACACTTGGAGATGCGATTAAAAATAAAATGATAGTCGTTAACACATGTGCGGGATCGTCTGTGTCTTCGGGGAGAACCCTAAAGGGAAAACAAATGTCCCCAAAGATTTATTGACGCACAGAGGTCCGGACGATTTCAAGTCGTTGACGTTGGGTAAGTGTCAGATTGATTACTACCGACTCGCCATAAATGACTTGAGTTCGTCGGGTATGCAACCGTTCGAGTACAGGGACCAGATAGCGTTCGCGTGTAACGGAGAGATTTACAATTACAAAGATCTCCAGGTAGGCGAAGAGGTGGGCACGAGCGATTGCGAACCCGTCATGCACGTCATCCGTCTGTTGGGGGTGAAGAATGCCCTGGACATGATTCGAGGCGATTTCGCCTTCGTCTACACCGACGGTTCCCACGTCATCGCGGCGAGAGATCCCGTGGGCGTGCGCCCTTTATTTTACACCCGTCACGAACAGGGAATCGCGTTCGCGTCCGAGGCGAAGGCGCTTCTATTCCTCGCGACGCCTATATCCGTGTTCCCACCGGGACATTTTTACGATTCAACCATAGACGATTTCGTCTGCTATTACACTGCCCACTGGCGAATCAATTCTTCCGAGCGAGCCTTACGCTCGTCAAAGATGATAGACTTGAAGAAGACGTTTGAAGACGCGATCTCCATTCGTCTAAACATGAGCGATCGACCGAAGGGGTTCTTATTATCCGGGGGACTGGACAGCAGCCTGGTGTGTGCCGTCGCCCAGCGCTTGTCGAGTCGACCCATACGCACGTTCTCCATCGGGTTGGAGGGGAGTCCCGATCTGGAAGCCGCCAGGGTCGTCGCCGATTTCATCGGTAGCAATCACACCGAGATTCATTTCACGGTACAGGAAGGCTTGGCGGTCATACCCGACGTGATCCGAACGATCGAGAGTTGGGACACGACCACCGTGCGAGCGAGCGTACCCAACTATCTGTTGTGCAAGTACATAAGCGAAAAGACGGACGTGAGGTACATATTCAGTGGAGAGGGGAGCGATGAAATTCTCGGTGGGTATTACTATTTCAAATACGCACCGAACGTGACCGATTTCGCGATGGAAAACATGCGACGGTTGAGATTGATTCATCAGTTCGATGGCTTACGCGCCGATCGATGCGCCGGGCGATGGGGGTTGGACTTGGTCGTCCCATTCCTCGACAAAGAATTCATCGAGGCGTGCATGACCATGCCCCAAAAACTCAAGGTGACGACGCTCGAGAAGGACGTCCTTCGTCGTGCCTTTCACGGGTTCCTTCCGAACATCATTCTCTATAGGCACAAAGACGCGTTCTCGGACGCGGTCGGTGAGGCGTGGGTGCGACGACTCCGAGACCTCGGAGACACCATCTCGGACACGATGATGGACAACATTCGAATGATGTGCAAAAAGAACGAACCGAGGACGAAGGAGGAGGGATTTTATAGGGAAATCTTTTGGTCGCATTTAGGATCCATCAACGACACCCTCGTTCGCGAGTATTGGCGACCGAGGTGGACGGAACAGACCGACCCCAGTGCGAGATTACTTATAGAAAACGATCGCATGTAATTCAAAAAAAAGGAAGATGACAGACCTGGTCAAAAAATTCGATTGCAAGGACAAGTCACACGTGGAGTGGCTCAAAAAATTCACGAGCGCCATAGCGAAGGCGACGTCCGGTGAAAAGGCGGACATGGACATCGTCGGTGTGATGAATGAAAATCCATTGGACGTCAAGGTCGAGATCCCGTCTATCGCGTACATTCACTTTCAGGTCGCCATGAAATACACGACGGCGGTCCTCAACGGTGATGCGTACATACCAAATTAAATATGTATGTCATATTATAACAAAATGGCTGACCAACAAAAGAAACAAATGTCCACGGGCATGATCGTCCTCCTCGGGTGTTTCTGTTTTTTATGTCTGATTGGCACTATGAAATATACCAACCTATCGCCGTCAATTTTTCTCGCGCTACAATAATATAATGAACCGTTGGGTCATCGCCATCGCCCTCCTCGTAATCTTCCTCTGGCACAGGAGCCGTCGCGCCGAGGCATACGCAGTGCGCGACACTCGTGTCAACATCGCCGATCGCGTCGCCGGCTTCTTCGACAAGTGCTCTCCGGAGAACCTCGAGGACTGCAAGCGCGGACGCACGGGATTCGAAGGGTTGCCCCTCGCTTAAAGGTGAGCACCATGAGTACCATGAGTAGTAGTACAATGCACGCCACGCGCGCGTACGTCGTCAAACAATTCGCAGAGATTTTGAATCTTTCCGAGACCGATGTCACGGTCGTCAATCTCGAAAAGAACATACTCAACCACGCCGTCGACAAGGTCGCCGAGGACGACGCCTCGTTCGAGAACGAGTACTTTCGAACGGCGTACAAGTGCAAATTTTTGTCCGTCAAAAACAACTTTTTGAAAAATCCAGACATGGTGGAGAAAATTCAAAATAAAAAAATCAAGTCGTCCGAGGTGGTCAATCTCAAACCTTGGGAAGCGGTTCCGGACGGGCACTACGCCAAAGCCCTCGAGGAACACTTACACAAAGAACTTCGCAAGGAGTGGTTCAAGAAGCAGCAGGAGAATACGGTGGGGTTCTTCAAGTGTCGGTGTGGGTCGAACAAGACCACGTACTCCCAACTCCAGACGCGGTCGGCGGACGAACCCATGACGACTTTCGTGTCGTGCATGACGTGTGGGAAGAATTGGAAATGTTAGAAATGTTCGTACGTGCGCGTGTTCAGTCCGTGTCGGGTGTGGGTGAGATCCGTCCACAGGTCGCCGACCGAAAGCACGAAACGGTACCCGAGTGACATCTTGAGTTTACCCTTGTCCTCGGCGTTACAGAATCCTAACTCGTCGTAAGGGATTCCTAGATCGTGCATCTGATCTCTCGTGTATTCTATGACGTCTTGTAATCTAGGTCTAGCCGTGATGAGTATCACTTTATACCCAGAGTCCCGAGCATGGAGCAGGATGTCCACGATGGGAAACATCACCATCCCATCGCTCGACCGAATCAGTGTGTCGTCTATGTCGAACATCACTGCGTCCTTGGACGTCGGTTTGTACAAGTCCAAGTAGTACACCCCCCACGCCCTGAGTGCATCCATTTAAAATAAGGCGACATATTAATGGAATGCGAAGAAGCGAGGCGAGCGCAGAGACTCCACAGGTGGATGATGCGAATGACCTTGGGGTGCTTCGTCCTGTGGAATTACGTAGTGTATCTTCGTGTCCGATATGCTACGAAAGAAGAGGGGACGTCACTCTTCGATGTGGACACGAACTCTGTATACGATGTCTGAGACACTGGACACACAACTGTCCTATGTGCCGAGAGGAAGATCACATGGAATTCGTCGACGAAGAGTTTGTGGATTCGTTCGACGAAAACATGAATAGATTGCGAGCGTTACCGCCCGACTACGAACGTCGAGTGGGTGTTTTCGCACGCGCGTCACCGATAGGCATGACTGTCATGCAGTTAAAGAAAATATGAGAATTATTTTTATTGATGGCACCGTACAATCCGCCACTCAATACACATTACTCGGAGATGGACGTCTCCGATTATGACCCGGACATGATGTACGATTTCATAGGGAGGAAGGGTCATCGCATGTATTGGCTGACCAGGTTCCTCGAATTGTCATACCTGTGGTACGACGAGGATCGGCGTAAATTAGAAATATGGGGTCCGTTCTACACCCATCAGAACAAACAGAGCGAACACGTGATTCGGTGCGAACTCGATCACTACTTTAGGAATCAAGTCTTGTAATTATGAATGCACCGTGATCCATCGGAACAAATCGCGTCTCGTGTGTCCACTCGTTCTCCGATAGCAGTGTGAAGAACGCTTTGAGTTCTGTGGAATAATGAATTGGTATCGCTCGCATGAATTCGTCTACCATCGCCGTCGTCAACTCGTCCGTGGACCACTTGACAGACAAATATCTGTCGTCGTCTTGGAATTCTTCGACGACGTACCCCTGTGCCTCGAGCGCTTCGGTGATCATTACTATGCAATCAGAAAAATTTATGTGCCATTAATAATATACCATGGCTGCCCCACTCGGCAGTCTCGCAGGTTTCGCCAGAATTCAGAGACCCGTCCACGAAGAGCAGGACGATCTCATTCAAGAAGAGTTGAGACTCGTGATGAACAATAGTCCGTCTGTGCGTGCGAGGAAAGTCGCGCCCGGTGCGAGAAATAATTCGCACCCACGAATTCGTCGAAGATTCAACAAATATGGATCCAAGCCACGGCTCACACCCGGGTACATCATGAACAATCAGGGGGTCGAGGTGCCCAACCCCGACCTGACCAAGGTGCGAGGTCGATACGAAACCCAGCGAAAGTGTGAGTACATACCGAAAATGGCTCTGATGAAAATGGCGAGGGATTTTGGTATCGAACCATACAAGAGTGCGAACGATGCGGAGTTCAGGAAGGGTTCGAAACTTTGGAAGGCGGGAACGACCGCGGATATCTGCGAAGCCATGAGCACGAAATATAGATCACAAAGACGACGTCCCATCAGCCTGATGACAGCGTATCGAGATGAGTCATTGCAAGAGGTGAAACAAGCGCTCGAGTTCGTGGCTTCGAGTATGAAGGTGCGACTCGTCAGGAATGACGGCAAAGAGAAATCTTTGTTGGCGTTGTCCAGGGAAATCGCGAAGAAAATTAGGCAATAGGCGTGCCAGAGATGGCACTGCTCACGGTCGGAGCCGGCGCACTGGCGAGCGGCTTCTGAACGTTCTTGACCGCGTTCTTCACCGCGTTCTTGACACCACCCGACGACATCAAGTCGACGATGCCGATGATCAAGACGAACTGCTGAAGCATGACGAGGAACTTAGCGCGCGCGCTCGTCGGACTGATGTCACCGAAACCGACGGAACTTTGAATCGTGCTGGAGAAGTAGAGAGCGTCCAGCGGCGTGGACGTCTTGGAGAGACCGGTGAAATCGGCAGCACCCATGCGCGCGAGCAAAAAGTACAAGATCGCGAACACGATGATCGCGACGAGGTTGAGGCTGACAATACGCCCGATAGACGCCATGTTATATATAGTAGTCGCATAGAAATTCTTTTTACATGTGTTGCGGTACACACATCTAAAAAGAATCACTCCTCCGCAGTGAATCGAACACTGATGACCCGGTTAACAGCCGGGGATAATAACCATTATATGACAGAGGACTGAGGGCTCCTGTCTGGGATCGAACCAGAGGTGATGGATTCAAAGTCCATAGTGTTACCACTACACCACAAGAGCACACAATTTACGTCTGGAAATGATTCTCTAAAATTTAACGCAGTAATAGTAATGAAGGTTCTGCTCCGAGCAGGGAAGGTGTTCTACGAAATGAGAAAACACATGACATTTTCAATCCTGTGTGACGGTCTCATGGGATTTTTACACAAATTTCGACACACCTTACTCCTCACCACCGGCAGCGACAACAAGCAATAAGATGCAGCAAATACATATAAACACCGCGGCGACGGCAGCCGCGATTGCCATTTTCTTCTTCTTTTCCTTTTCTCGCTGGCGCGCGCTTGACCTCGTCGGTGGCTTGTATACGTCTTTCTTGTCCTCGACCAAGAATCCATCTTCACCGACTCCACCGTCGTTCACGACCGTGGTTTCTCCGTCTTGTCCAGAGGTCGTAACCTCCTGTTGTTGCTCACACTTGACCTCTATACCCGAGTCAATCAGGTGTCCCGCCACTTTCACGTCCTGCACACAGACCTGAAGATTGAGGGCACAGTTGTCCACGGCACCTTCTGGGACGTGTATGTCCGGGTCGTCGCAGATTTTAGCCCGACAGTGTTTGCGTTCCTTCAACTGCGTTCTCACCCCTCCCGAGAGAGAACTGTCGGGTATGTCGTCGATCAAATCGTTGTGCGCCTGGTTCACGGTGTCACATCCGGCGTAATCGGAAGCGTTGGCGAGGTCACATCTACCCTTCTTCGCGTGAATGCATCCACACCACTCATCGACTTTCCCATCCCCATCGCAGTACGAGTCGATGAGTTGTTTGTGCAAGGTCGTTCCGAGGTTGTCTTCGGTACACGACGCGTCGGTTTTGATGCGATCGCCTCTCGAACAGTACCCCTTCTTGAGCGCGTTATCGTCGTCGAGATCGGAACACTTTCCGGAACCGACATTTTTGAACACGTTCTTTTCCAGTGCACAAAACTTTGCTCGCGCACGGGCGAAGGCGTTACCATCGTACGCCGTCTCGTTTCTGTGCACGTGTGCCGTGCGAATTCCTTCAGCGTTATCGTCGTCATAGTAGCATCGGTATTTGTCACCAGCACTCTTCTCCATTTTTGAAGCGGCGCCGTGACACGATCCACCGTTGACATTGAAGGCGACGTGACCGTCTTTTTCCATCGGCACGTCGACCTGTTTGACGGAACTGACTCTGTTGTCCCATCCACCGGGCACGTCTCCGGTTTTTCGCATAACGATATAATCACCCTTGTAATCTACATGATCGTACCCACGCATTTGTTTGTACTCACACCCCTTGTGCATCCTCCATGACGTGAAATCACTTGAAAAGTAAAGCGGGTTGACGGATCCGCTCCGACCATTATAACAAGGTGCACCGTCCCATGACCAATCCTTACATTCGTCCCATACACAATTGCTTTGGGCCTGTCGGGCTTGCCGTCCCATGGTCGGTTACTAGTATTGGGGGATATATTTTTTTTGTCAGTCTACAGTAGGTATGAGCAGGGTCGCCCTGACACTCGCCACCATCATCGCATTACTCCTGTACACTTTCCTACCAGACACTCGACCGGTGACACCCGACACGGTGTGGACGTATTGGCACAGTCCTATGCCCCCGACCATTGTTCGACGATGCATTCGAAACTGGCGCAACGTGGGTGGGGTGAAAGACATTCGCGTGCTCAACGCGTTCACGGTACACAAGTACATCTCGTGGGGCACGCTGTCTCACTTTTCGTCCATCACGTCGAGTGAGGCACACAAGAGCGATCTCATTCGGTTCCACCTCTTGGACACCTACGGGGGTGTGTGGATCGACGCGAGCGTGTTTTGCGTTCGACCACTCGACTGGCTCCCCGACGGATTTTTCTGTTTCCGCGCAGATCGATTCAGCAAGCAAGGGTTGGTGTGTCTTGAAAATTTCTTCATCAAGTCACCCAAAGGTCACCCTTTCTTGAAACAATGGATGGATCAAACCATCAAAGAGTTCACGGACCCCGAGTACAAGACCACGAATGAAAAGTACCGACAAATCATCGGGAAGAACGGAGACTACCTCGTGCCGTACGTGGCGAGCATGAAGTTAGACAAACCTCCCGATCTGACCATACACAGCGCGGAGGAGGACCCGTACTACGACACCGTGCGTGAGAATTGGGATCCGAGGAAGACGTGCGACACCATCAGTTACACGACGAAATTGGTCAAACTGTGGAACGCGCCACGAAAGGTGTGTTCACCCACGGTCGTGCCGTTGGTGGACACCGGTGTGTACACACCCAAAGGGATCTACCGAAGGTTCAAACACAAATTCAAACCCGTCGGGGAAAGTGGATCGAATGAATTGGACATGATTTATTGCATCTGCATGCCCAGTCGGGTGGAGTACGCCACCGAACAATTGAAAGCGTTCGGGCAAAAGTACAAACTCTTGGACGCGATCAAACCCGACGATCTCACATCGGACGATTACAGGAACCTGTCCGAGACGTTCAACCCACAGAACAAACACCTGTACAAACAGATGACCAAACTCTGCGTGTGTCTGTCATTCTTCATGTGCTACTACGACGCGTACAAAAACGGGTTCGAGACGATCCTCATCGTCGAGGACGACATCAAGTATCAGGTGTCCATCGCACAAATTTTCGAAGCCATCAGACAGTTCAAGACTACTGACGGTCAGATCATGTTCCTCGGGTATTGTTGGTCAAACTGCGACAAGCCGTTCACCCAACTCACCGAACACGTGTGGCGCGCCCCGAAGGATGCCCAACTGTTGTGCAATCACGCCTTGGTGTGTAAACGAGAATTCCTCACTCGATACATGGAACGTGACGGCGTCGTGTATTGGAAACACAGGAACGACCACACCCTTTCCGACTGGCTCAGTGACACTGACACGTCCAAGTGTGTGACGACCAAGGCGTTCATCAATCAAAATCGAGCCGAACTCGGGAGCAACAATGGGAATCACGATACGGGTGGGAAGGCGTGTGATTTTTCCTCTCGCGTAACAGTATGATCGCGCTTCAGGTCGGCGTGACGCTCTTCATCTTCGCGCTGATCTATCTGATCACGCGCCGTCGACGATTGCAGTATCAACCCTACCTCCTCACGCTTGAAGATTCGACAAAGAGGCACCGGGCGTTCTTTCATCGATACGATCAACACGGCATCCCCATAGACATCGTGTATGGTGTCGACACGAAGAAGGTTGAGAACGCGCGCGCGTTCGAGAAGGCGGTCGACAGTCGATACATGAAGAAAGCGGTGGAGATGCACTACAACCACAACGCGCGTCGACCGGACATAACGTTCTTCAACCTCGGTGCGATAGGGGCGATGCAAGGGCACCTGAGCGTGTTCGAGCGCGCTCGTGCCAGTGGTGTCAAGTATGCTTTGGTGATGGAGGACAACGTGATGGTTAACGACTCGTCGTTTTTCGGTGAGATCCAAACAACCATCGATACACTGAAAGATGATTTCGAACTCGTCTTCTTTCACAGCCTTTCACGGTTCCCAGACCGTGAAGGGCACCTACCCGGATACGAAAAGATTCGGTGGATCAGTTCTATGAAATGTTACCTTATGCACGTCCCCAATATGGAACGCTACATTTCAAAGTTTCTTCCCCAAGACAATCACATCGATCACAAGATTGAAGATTTGATCGCCGACGGTGCGCGGGTGTTTTATCGCGATTTGCGACGCATGATTTCAATTGATAGGTCTACATCGTCCACAATAGGTCACTCACGACACGACAATCCAGACTTTTTTTCCCGCCAATTTCCCGACGTCAGTGCCAGTGAACTCCGGGGTGGGTTCTGACTCGTCGAGTTTGACAGACCAAAAAAACCTTCTTTTTTTCCGACCACGAGTCCTGACTCGTCGAGCCTGACAGACAAAACCTTCCTTTCGAAAGTCGTCCACCTTTCGAAAGGTCGACACGTCACAACGCGACGCGACCGACGACCGACGCCGCGACCGACGACCACCATCATGCCATCGTTCATCCCACCCAAGGACATCCGCAACCTGCGCATCACCGTGCAGGAGAAGACCGTTGCGTCCATCATGGCGGAACACGTGGACAACGAAGATGAGACGAACTTGTTCGTGCTTCCCGACGCCCAGCGCGACCCGACCAAGGGATGGAGCCTGCTGCAGCGCCAAGAGTACATCGAATCGCTTCGGTACAACCTCACGAGTGATCAAAACTGGCTCATCAACCTCGTGAGCGCGAGCGACAAGTACGAACTCCTCGACGCCGGGCACCGCCTCGAGACGGTCAAGATGTTTGACCGCGACGAGATGCCAGCGCTGGACGGGCGCTACCTCAAGGATATGTCGAAAAAAGAGGTCTCATACTGGAAGCACAAAATACACATCAAGTTGTGTATCTACCACGACCTGACGGATGAACACAAACAGGTGCTCTTCAATAGGAGAAATCAGGGTCTCAGTATGTCCGATGGTGAACACGTAAATTCTCAAATCTTTACCTCACCGTTTATGGGATATCTCAAGTACGATCTTCTGCCAAAATTCGAAGCACCGCTCTCTCGCATCCAGAGCGCTGACCGTGAGAAGGAAATCTTCACGCTTTTCCGATTGGTCAATCGAATCTTGAACCCCGGTCCGACGAAAAAATCAAACAAGGACCTGGTTGCGAATTTTTTGCCACTGTGCGAGAAAGAAATGCAAAGCACCACATGGAAATCGACATCCAACAAAATTGTCAATTACCTCACCGCCGTCTTCCATGTTTTCGAGGGACGGAAAATTTACGTCGACAAGCAGAAGAAAAAGTCCAACAACAAAAATTTGTACGCCATCACCGAATTGTTCACCGTGCTCGGGTGGTTCATGTACGACTTTGAAGGTCTCGAGGAATTCATCAACTTGGACACGACCCCCCAGAAAATGGTCTTCAAACAGGGTGTCCAAGAATTCCTGCTCATCGCTTGGAAAGGACTCGACAAAGACGACAAAACCGACTGGTGCGAAAAATGGTCTCACGGCGCCGACGCCGGGAAAAACGTCGACCACAGCATCAAGAAGACCGCCGCTTTGTATGACTGGTTCGAAGAAAATTTCGATCAAGTGCTGATCAATCACCGAAAACAATCGAGAAATATCACTCCGAAGAAACGTCCATCGTACCGCCTTTAAAGAGTTTTTTGTCACTCAACATCAAGATTCATGTAATGAATAACAATTTTCACATGCCGACGCAACCGTTCGACCTCGACGCGATATGCCACCCACCGGAGATAGAACCGAAGGGCTACGAGCCACAGCCGATCTATCGCTTCGACGACTACATCGCGCTCTACGAACGCGTGTGTAAGGAGCAGGGATACGAGTTCGACGCGTCGCGGTTCGACCCGAAGGTGTACAAGTACGAACCGCCTCCACCAACGGTCAAACCGAAAAAGTTTGACTGCGGCGAATTCTGTGACCACGTGTGCGTAAGCCTCGACGTCGACGAAGACACGGAGAGAGTCACACTACACACGGACACCGTGCTCAACGACCTCTTCTCGAAACACTGGGCGAAAGGGCAGCAGCCGCCGCTCAACGAGTTGGTGGTCACATTCAAAAAACTCGGTGCCGACGACGCTTTTTTGAAAAAGATCATAAAGCGACATGACAAAATTCGGTCTGTCTGTGAAAATTTCGATTTGGACAAGGCTTTCAAACCCAAGTCGAAACCGAAGAAGAAGAAACAAAAGGAAAAGGAAAAAAAGGTTGTCGAGGAGGAAGAGGAGCGCGAAGAGGAAGAGGTGGAGGACCAAGAAGAAGAATTCGAAGGCATGGACGTCGAAGAGAACGAGGAAGACGACGAGTGTCAGGGCGAGGAAGAAGAAGAATACATAGACATGGAAGAGTAAATTTTCCCGTTGTAATATTAAGGATGTTCACTACCTACTCCATCAACATGAACTCCCAACCCGAGAGGTTCGTGATGCAGCGAACCTATCTCCGACAGACCGGCATTGACCCGGTGCGCGTGAAGGGGTACGCGTACGATGAAATCCCGAAAGAAGAACTCACTCGATTTTTCAAACCTCACGCCAGGGTCATCATGCCCAAGAGTAACATCGGGTGTTGTTACTCTCACCTGAAGGCACTCGAACATTTTCTCATGAATGGAATCAGCCCGGTCGCACTCATTCTCGAAGACGACGCCTACCCACTCTTCATCGATCGACGATACCTGGATGACAAACTCACACACGGGAACATCGATTGGGATTTCCTCTTCCTTCACTGTGATGGATTTTGTCCCGAGGGTGGTGGGAAACCCGGTCGCCTGTCCGCGTCCGCGGCGGCGTATTTCGTCACCCGCGACGGCGCGCGAAAGGCACTCCTTCACAAATACTCTGATCATTTCGATATGGATTCATCGCGCATACCCGGTGTGAAGAAGGTCATAGACGGATTGAATGCGTTTTGGACGGACGAGGACAATGTGATGACGAAGCAGAAGAGTACCAACAGGAACGCTCTGCCGTGTCCCGAAGCACTCGCGAAAATAAAGGGTAACCGGGGTGAGAAGAATCTATGCCACGCTCTCGGGTATAGGCTCGTTCGATTAGGACCGCTCGTGTTGGACACGCTTCAGGTCGTCGTCTTGGTCGGTCTCGGGACTTTACTCGCATTTAAAAGGTCTGTCACATGATGAACCATCATGGAATTCATTCGTAAGAGGTTACAGTTGGGTAGGAACAAATACGGACACGGCGTCCGTACCCGAGACAACCCACAGACGTGGGGCACGGACAAGGACAGTTGGTACGAGATGGCGGAGGAAGAATTCGCAGATGGCGTCGTGTATGTCGTCGCCGATTACATTCGAAATTTTGAAACACCCAGCCGCGATGGTGACGACAACGATCGCATTCTCCAACTACTCGAGACACCCTCACTCATGGTGTCGTCCGATCATAGAAGGAAGGTTGAGACGTTGTTAAATTTAATTTCTGTGTAATCATTAATGGTCAAGAACTTTCTGTCCCCGGTCACCGCCCCGACAGAAGCCCTCATCAAGGCGCAGCCCATTCTGTTCACGCTCATCATTCTCTACCAAGGCTTGTTTTCGGGCAATGCCATCGTCGTCCCCAAAAATTTGAAGACTATGTTCGACAGTCGAGTGTTCAGATACGTGTCTCTTGTCGCCATCGCGTTCAGCGCGACGCAAGACATCGAGTACGCGATTATCTCGACGTTCTTGTTTTTGGCGATCATGTATGGTATCAAGACTCCGGAGGAACGCAAAAAGACTGGTTTTATTTAATTACATGCTAGGTAACATTCCACTTCGGAAGACCGAACCGACTCGTCGTGAAAATCCCAACCGTCCAGCGTCACACAGAGACAGATCGCATCGCCATCCGAGTTCCATTCTGTGTCCCAACCTGCTTTGTGTAACGCCCGGTTAACAGTATCTTCGTCTTCCGCACTCACCTCGTTTTTGAACTCGAACGTTTGCTGCAAGATGAGTCCCTCTTCCCACAGTGTCTTAGCATCTTTCGGTGTCAACTCGACCGGGGAGATCCCATACTTAGCAAGATTTTGGACCACGAATCCGATCATTTGTTGGAGAGGCGCTTGGATGGGGGTCAATTCACTCATGAGCGTCGGATTGTGACGACGGTGGCGGGGGTCGTAGGCTTATGTATGTTGTGAAATTGAAATTTCACAATCTAGTAATTGGAAACACTTTTCCCTATAAAAATCCCGTTCTTTAGACAGTTCCTTCCGTTCTTTACGCAGTTCCTTCCGTTCTTTATGCAGTTTTTGCAGTTCGACGATCCCGTACGTCATGCGCGTGATAAGTTTCTTATTCTCCGCTCGCACCGCGTCGAGTTGCTCTTCTAGTCCCCTTAGCCTTTTGTATTCCCTCGCGAGTTCCTCTCGCTCTGCCAAAACCCTCGTTAGTTCGTCAAAGACCGCGGACATCGCGTCGGGGTGTGACGCGTGGTGGGCACCTTAAACCCTAAACGTCATCAAAAATTGAAATTTCAAAATATTGATTTTCCCGCCAAAAAAGATTCCCCTCGGTCCGGCGTCAGATACGCGCGTGCCAACCATGACCCGGAAGCCGTCGACGCCATGGACGTTGGACGAACACAATGCCTTCTTGGACGGACTCGCCATCTTGGGAAAAGGTCGGTGGAAGGATCTGTCCAGGATGTACGTGCCTTCGCGCACGCCCACGCAGGTCGCCTCCCATGCGCAAAAATACCATGAGAGGGGTAGTCGGAAACCGCGGAAACCGCGGAGGAGCATATTCGACATCAGACTCGAGGGCAGTGACGAGACTCCGTGTGTGACGCCACCGGACGCGTCGGACGGGGAAGAGCCAGAGCCTCCGCGGCAGCACGTCGTCTACAAGCCGAAGCCCATGCGCCCTCCCGCCCCTTCCGCTACAGCGCTGGCATCGGCAATCCCCCAATTTGGCGATATATCGCCTTTATTACTCTATCAATATCACATCGCGACACGTAGTAGGGGGATACAACGACCAATACCGCGCTATCCACTGTCGCCATCGCTCGCTGCTAGCCGCCCGCTGTAATCATTAAGGAAAATCTTGTCTCAGGTGCGCCCATCCCCTAAAAATTCAATACCCGACTACAGTACCAACATGCTGGCTGCAATTTGGTCTGACGTAGACACACTCTTAAAAACAAATGGAAACAACGAAAAGCCGGCACAACTCACGGTGAAGAATTTTTGTGTGGAATGTCACGGTGTCAAGGTGATATGTCCGGAAGGGTTACCCACGTGCTCGGTGTGTGGGCTCGTCGAGGATACGTACATAGATCAGACTCCCGAGTGGACGAGTGGAATCACGGATGACGGTCGGGTATCGGACCCGAGCCGATGCATTCACCCGAACGCGAATCCGGATTTGTTCAGTGCGTCGTGGGGTAAGTCGACCGTGATGTCGACGACGGCGAAGAAGGTTTCGAGATACGAGAACCGTCGACTGTCTCGGATCAACTTACACATGAGCATGAATCACAAGGATCGAACGCTCTACCACGCGTACAAAGAGATAGACGAGGCGTGTCACCTGCACCTGCCCGAGAACATCTTGACGGATGCGAAGCGATTCTACAAATTTTTCACCGGCGAAAAACTGACGAGGGGGGGTGTTCGGAAGGGTGTGAAAGCGAACTGTGTGTTGTTGAGTTGTAAGCATCACTCCTTCCCACGGAGTGCGGAGGAAATAGCGTTGATGTTTCACATCGACGTCAAAGACGTCACGCGCACGGCGCAATTGGTTCGAGACGTGTTGCGAGGAAACGTGGAACAGAAGCCACAGCAGACGTCGTCGGCGACCAAGCCTCGAGACATCATGCAACGACTGTTGAACAATTTCGAACCTACGAAGGAACAGCGTTTCGAGTGTAACAAGTTGTGCACGGACGTCGAGGATTGTGTGGAATTGATGTCGAAGACGCCGAAGAGCGTGGCGTCGACGTGCATTTACATGGTGATGCGCGAGCACGTGTCCAAGGCGAAGGTGTGCGAGGTGTGTGGTCTCAGTGTTCCGACCCTCAACAAGATTGAGACAATAATGAAAACCCACTTAGAGTCTAAAATGTAATTTCAATAAACCATGTCACAAGAAATCAAACTTTTCGTCAGCACCCCCTGCTATGGCGGACAATGCCTCGACAAATATTTCACGTCCATGGTTCGGTTACAGATCCTTCTCATGAAGAAGGGGATCCAAATGTACCTGGACACCACCGAGAACGAATCCCTGGTTCAGAGGGCTCGCCAAGTCGCACTCGCCAGGTTCTATCAAAAGACGGACGCGACGCATTTCCTATTCATTGACGCCGACATCGAGTTCGACCCACAATCGGTCATCTCTCTGCTCGAGGGAGGACACGAGGTGAGTTGTGCGGTGTACCCGAAGAAAGTCATCATGTGGGACCAATTGGACAAGGCGGTGAAAGAAGACGACACGCGATCGCCCATCATGTTGAGTTCATCGTTGGTGATAAATTTCGGAGCGTCCAGTCGTCCGGTGGACAACGGATTCGTCGAGGTGCTCGACGCCGCCACGGGGTTCCTCTTGATCAAGAGAGACGTCGTCACGAAAATGCACGACGCTTACCCCCAACTGTACTGCGTCAACGATCATCAGAATGCGGATTTCAAAAACTACTACGCCCTGTTCGACTGCATGATAGACCCAGACTCAAAGCGTTACCTGAGCGAAGATTACAGTTTCTCGAGACGATGGCAACAGATAGGTGGAAAGGTGTACGCGCACGTGCACACGACGCTCGGACACGTCGGCAACTTACCTTTCGTGGCTAAAATGGACGACCGGCTTAAAAGCGAGACCGTAGCATGATGTAAATGAAGTTCACCACCGTCATCGTCACCAGGAATTCCGCCGCGCACGTGAAGACCCTTCACACCGTGCTCAAGTTGAACATCCGAACGATTCGGGCGGGCATACAGAATGAACTGTGTTTCGTGAACGACGACCCGTTCGAAATCGCGGACGTGATTCAAGATCGCATGAAGACGTGCGATCGCATAGTCATGATTCATTACGGTGTCAACATCGACGAGGCGACGATTGATTACTTTTGTAAGGATCGCGCACTCGAGGGGATCGGCGTCCTCGTGTTCCCGGCGGCGAAGGAAAAGATCGACTGGGATCGATTCTCGAAGGTGACCAAGGAGAACACGACCGAACCCATGCACCAGCGCGCGCTCGAGTTCGACACCGACGTTCGAAAACAGGAGTCACCCAGTCTCTGGTCCATCAACGGCACCGAAGCGAAGACCTGGGTGATGAATTGTAAGAATGTCCGTAAAAAGGTTGACAAGATTTTCGCGGGTAAACCCGGTCGGATGTTTGAAAAATTACGCGAGTCCAATGTCAAGATTGTCGCATACACAGCCGCCACTGTGACTATGACGTTCGCCCACGAGTGTGTGTCGAACATTTTACAAAGTTCAGGTGTCAGAACAAGTGCCAACACACCCACCCCCTTAGAGACTTGACGTTATTGTAAGACAGTCACATGATCGTTCCACGCGATTCCCCCGTGCACGCGCACGTCGTGTCCTTCGTGTCGTGGGTGTTCGGAAGCAACCCCGACCGGTTCCCGGGATGCCAACCCATCAGCATCGAGCGACGACACTTTCGTACGTTGACGTCGAACGATTACGTCGTCACCGAGAAGACCGACGGGCTCAGACAGTTTGTCGTGGCTTGCCGTATCGGTCAACAGCGAAAGGTGTTCATGGTCAACCGCGCGTACGACATCGTCGAGATCCCCCTTCGATTGGGTCCGAAGGCGTACGACGGTACGATCCTCGACGCCGAGTTCTTGGGTGCACACCTCTACGTGTTCGACGCGATATACATGAACGGCGCGGCGTGTGGGCACCTCGACTTTCTACAACGACTCGAACGAATGGAAGAATTCATGACCCAAGTGATATCGATGACGAACGATCCGTACAAACTCCGGCTGAAACAGTTTCACGTGTTTGCGGATTTCGCGCGATTCGCGGACGAGTACTTGCCGTCCCTGTCCGGGGTGGACGTGGACGGTGTGATATTCATTCCAGTTCGCGAGCACGTGAAGATGGGCACCCATGAGACGATGTTCAAATACAAAAATCTAGAGAAGAATACGATCGATTTCAAATTAGAGTGGGATCACACCCGAACGGTGTGGAGAATGTACCTGCAGGACAAAGGCAAACCCGTGTACGAGTTAGACACACCGGCGAACGAGGCGTGGTTCAAGAGTGGGATGGTGGTCGAGTGCGCGTACGACGCCCACCGAGACGCGTGGATCCCACAGTTTGAACGCACCGATAAAAATTTCCCAAACAACAGACGGACGTATTATCGCACGCTCGTGAACATCAAAGAGAACCTCCAACTGGAGGACTTTAAAGACTTAGCGCGATCGATGTTATAGATAGATGACTCGCGGTTTGGTAAACGCCGGTAACACGTGTTGGTTCAACACCTCCCTCCAATGCCTGTTACACGTCGCGCCTCTCACGGATCATTTCATGCGAGTCGGGTATGAGGGTGAGTGTGCGTTCACGACTCTGTACACCAAATTCGTTCGAGGGTACTGGGACGACATCAACTACCCGATAGATCCCGTCATCCTCTTGCGTGCCTTCACCCAACAATTTCCCAGGTTCGACCCTGGACGACAACACGACGTCCAAGAGGCGGTGTTGTGTATCATCGACATTCTCGAGCGAAGCGTGCCGAGCATCAAGCATTGGTTCTACGGCACGAAGAAACAAGAGACCGTGTTCCCGGGAGGTCGGTCGGACCAAGAGGAGACGTTCGGTGTGCACATTCTCAGCGACGATGGATCCAGTGACATGAAGAAGATGCTCGCGAAGACGGTCGAGTGGACGATATTGGACGATTACGACGGGCACAGGGTCGCGTCGACGCGATCGGTGTTTACGAAAATGCCAAAGATATTCATCGTGTCGTTCGACAAGAAGAGTCGGGTGAAACCGGTGTTGACGATACAGATCGGTGGGCTCTCGTACACACTCGTCGCGTCCGCCATACACGGTGGTGTGCAGTGGGGTGGACACTACGCCGCGATGGTTCGTGACTCAAACGACGAGTGGTCACTCGTCGACGACGACACCGTGACGAAATCGGACAAGCCAGAGATGGACGGGCATTACCTGATGATCTACTTAAACACGACGTGAGATTGACATACAAGTACCATGGACGTCCAAGCCATCGTCGACGCCACACACGACGTGTTCGAACAATACAAAAGTGTATCTCACGTCGAGGTCGAGATACGCTTGGGGCGGAAAAATGGCACGTATTTCGACACGAACGTCGGCGCCGAGACGTTCAACGCTCTCATGGCGGGACTCCGTCAATACGAAGGGTGGGAGTCCCAGCGCGCGTCGACGACGGACGTATATTACAACGACGAGTACGGGATTCGAATCAGCGTCGACGGCGAGACGGGTAAACAGTTGATGGTGCAGAAATCGCCCGTCCTCAAGGAAGATTTCACGCACGCGGGGGCACCGTTGGACGTTCGATTCGCCGTCAGTATGGAGACGCCCGTCATGGGACAGTACGAGATGAACAGGAAGAAGATCAAACAGCGCGTGTCGTTCGTCCGTAAGGGATTGTCCATCGACATGACGATCTCGAGGGGCGAAGCCTCCGACCCGGACGCGGAGGAGGACGTGAGTTACCAAGTAGAATTAGAGATCGTCAACCCATCGAGCGTGGAGTGTGTCGAGGAGTTTTACAACCACGTGTGGAAGGTGAACGACTTGTTAAAGATTTTGCAATGATTCAAAAAAAATAAGTTTTTATAGTACATGCTGGCACTGATATTCATCGCCATCGCACTGTTCCTCGCCCTCGAGAACAAAGATGCAGCGCCCACGAATCCAGAACAGGCGATGCAACAAGACCGCATCACACCCGAACGCATTCGCCGGTTCAAACAACTCGACACGGAATTTCGTCGCCTCGAGACGGAGAGTGAGGTGACCAAGGTGTCCCAACTGTCCCGCGCGCTCGCCGTGTCGCAGATGATCAAAGAGGAGTTTCCAGAGTACGACTGGGGATTTCACACCACCATCCTCAACCGCATCGCCGAGCCTATGAAAAATTAAATTCCCGGTCGTGCGTCAGTGCGCCGAGGATGTAGGTGATTTTGTCACTGTGCACACCCGATTCCATGAATTCATAATGTTCCAACACGTACAGTATGAGTTCGTGCTCGTCAGAGGTTCGGTGCGCCTCCAACCACGCCCGTGGGTCCTCGCTCGCGTAAAAGTCGGGGGTGAACATGTATGCTCGCTCCAACCTCGACATCACTTTCCCGTCTCGTCTGTGTCGTCCCCACTCGATGTAATCGCACGCGGTTTCGATGAGACACTCCACGAGTTTGTCGTGTATGGACTGTTGCCACACGGTTTGATTTTCGTCGACGACGATCGGTCGTCCACGAAGTTCAAATTCCTTCAGTCGAGTGAGAATTTTTCTTCGTACGTACTTGAACATTAATAATCCTAGAGTTTTTTTATTCTAAACTTATCACTTGCAGTGCTGTAGTGTTTCCTTGCACGAGCAGATTCGATTTTTCTGGTCCACATTCGAACGTCACTAAAATAAGATCACCGTCGAGATCCAATTTACCAATGCTTCTTTCATTGTCGGTCAATTCCATGAGATCTTTGTACCCCCCTTGTCTCAATAGTTTTACCAACGCACCAAGACTTTTCACATCATACACCGTCCCAGAGATATTTGCATCTCCGGCGACAGTGAGTGTTCCAGTTAAGATGTAATTCGTCATCTGGTATATGTGACTTTTTTATATTCACGCACCTGCTACGATCGTTTCGTACAAGATCTCCTGCGTGTACCTGTCACGACGAGCGTCCTTCAAGACGTTGACCAGGTATCTCTTCAGTGCGTCCGCGATCGTCTTCTTCGGTTGTCCGTACACGTTGAGATGATCACCCTTCAACAGAGACAGCGCCTTCATGACGTTCTTCACGTCGGTGGGCAAATCCTTTCGCGCGCGTTTGCCGAACGAATTCATCCACGTCTTCCCGAACATCGAGATGAGATCGTTCCGAACACCCTTCGCCGTGAGATCGGGTCGCGCCGGTACCCGACTGTTCTTCAAAGGCGATCCGCCGTTCTTCGGGTACGCGCGTTGGATCGCCTTGCACAAGTCTTCCTTCTTCATCTTCTCGTGCATGATTCCAAGACTCTTCGCCACCGCCACGAGTTCCGCCTTCTTGACGTGTTTGGACGTACACGGTTTCGAACCGACGTGAAGGGTCGAGCCCACCCACGACAGGGTCGGGGCGTACTGCAGCGCAGCCTTTTTCTTCGGACGCTTGGGTGACTCGAACGGTTTGTTCGACGTTCGAATGATACCGTCTCTGAACATTTGGTACACGACCACGTTCGCCGCGGCGTACCCACGCTTCACCGATTCGAGTGATTTCGAACCGGTCAGTGTCACGCTTCCTCCCGGGTACAGTTGCACGGTGTGTTCTCTGATTTTGAACTGGATGAAATATTGTTTCATCTCCGGTTCGTAACTCAACGCATTCTTTCGAGTGTTGTGAAGGTATCGCAGCGCGGTTGACGGGTTGAACGTGCCGTTGTGTCTCCACTGCGCATTCACACTCCTGAGTTGTAACCGAGCCAAGAGCACCTTTCGCCTCGGGAGGTAATTATACACCGCCCAATCTCGAACCTTGGAGAGCACGCTGACGTCGTCTTTGGGTACCGCGGCAGTGATTCGCACCGAACCGGTCTTGTATGCGTACACGTCCACCGCGTACGACTTCGACTTTTCGTCCACGAGTTCGACGCGGAACCGAAGGCTGGAGATATCGGCTTCGCTCGCGCTCCCGGCGATCTTCGAGATCCCTGCGTCGTGTTTCGCGAGCGTCTGAACCCCTCGCATCGCGTACGTGGTCTGCATTCGAACTCGGTAGTGCCTTCGCCCGTGGACCAACGGTTCAAACGTGAGTTTCGGTTTCTTGACCAACGCCGAACGCAGTCGCAAGTTCGCGCCCTCGTGCCTCGAACTCATATTCACCAACTTGTATTCGAAAGGCGTGATCGACAGTTTCCCCGTCACGGGCTTCGGACGCGGCGGCGTCGTGGGTGGTGCCCTCCTCGCCGCATTCTTCTGTGGAGTTTTGAATGGGGACATGGACAAGCGACGCGTTGACGTTGACACTGGCGACGCACTGACCGCACGAACCGGTCGAGGCACGGTTCGACGAGGTGTGTGCGGAGGCGTGTCCATCCTTCTGTTCCTGATCGCGCGCACGGGGGGTGGTCGCGCTTTGGTGTCCTTAACGACCGTCACACCCGACGCCTTGAGGAAATTTTGAATGTTGTTTTTCATTCTGGTATTACATGAGATTAATTTTGTAACTCTATGGTCAGCCCATATATGAATGGTTCGTTCTTGTAATGGTTCCCTTGCCACACCATGGTCGCATTCTGAACCGTGAGATCGCGGGCGTTGAACGCACCGGCGTACGCATCTGGATTGAACTTAGGGTTCCCGAGGTTATTAAGCGTGCAGTGGTTCTTATACTGCATCACGAACACCTTTTGTGGCACACACAACTCCTTCCCGTAGACAACCTCCGGTTGTTCTAAATAGTTTGTCAACGACGATACATTCATCGCCACCTGCTTCTGTACGCGCTTAAAGTACGGAGGTGTCACGTTCCAGATATCCTTCCCGCTAAACTTTTGACTGTAATCCATGTATGCCAGTGCGCACTTGTACAGGATCGCCGGTAACTCGTCGTTTAATTTTTGGTCCAAGTGAGGATCCACGACGTCGTCCTTGACCGTCTTCCCGAAATTCCACGTTAACATTCTTCGAAGGATGGACCCACTGTTGTCCCTGTACCCGGGAACCTCGTTCCCAGCCAGGATGCCCGGCGTCTTCCACGTCATATTCATGGGCGCCTTGTTCTTCACCGCACACGACACGTCTTCGCCGGACACAAGGGATTGAAACTCCGTTTGTTCGAGTTGCAACTCACCACTGATCTCGGGTGAGATGAACATGAATCCGTTCGCAATACTCGACAGACCAAATTTTCGCTCGATGTTATTCGAGAGCGTTCGAACGTCCTCACTGTCGTAAAACTTTCTGAAAATTTTGGTGATGAGGGTGGACTTACCAGACCTCGCCACACCCTTGAGGTAGGGGATGATCTGCCACGAGTCAAGGTCATTGACATCGAACAGTAAACGACCGCCCATACAATACATCCATCGACACGACTGCTCGTCAAACCCTTGGTAGTTCATGATGTTTTGCATGTGCGGTGTCGGCACGTCCATGAACCAATCCGCCACGTTGTATTCATCGAAATACTGATCGAAGAATTTCGCAGCGACGATGGTCGGATCCAACGCCATGTACTCCTTGGACTCGTACGGGTAAAAGCGACACCCGTACACACCCTTGGACGGTATCCACTCCTTGACGTTGAAGAGACCGTTCTTGAACGAGAACACGTGACGGTTCTTTTGAATCTCCGGAAATTGATGATCGACGCAATTCGTCAGGTGGTTGATGACATCCTTGAATCCCGACCCCTTACTCGTGAGATCCTTCCACATCTCGTAATTGTCTTCCTTGGACGCCACGTGGTACACGAACTCTTGAATCGTGAACACGGGCATCCACGCGCGAGTGGGTTTCCCCTCTGACAGACGCTGCACGCACACGTTGTCCTTGTATCGACGCATTCCCTTCTCGTACAGTTTCGCCAAACACCCCACGATCGCTCTCTGGTACGGCGACATCTCCTTGAGCGAGGACTCTAACATGGGCATGGGGGTGCCGTCGAAATATTCCGGGTCGATGTCAAACTTGAGCGGATTCTCGCGCGGTTGGGTGATGCGTTGGGCGTGCATCACGTGAAGACGAACGTTCTTGAACGCATCGTTCACCTGCTTCATCAATCGCGTGTGTCGCTCCCCCAACTCTAAGTCATCGTCCGGGAGCCTGTACTCCGCCATGTCCAAAGCCTTGATCCTCGCCCCCACGCTCTTGAGGATGCGAATCTCCCTCGATCGCTTCTCGTCCACCGTGGTGATGACCGCGTGTTTCGGGAACCCATTGGTCAACTCCGAGTGGTCGAAGAATTGTTCGTACCCGAGTCGACATGCGTAGTGTATGTCGGCACGCTCTCGGGTCAGCCACCACTTGTGTTCCAGCCACGCCACGTACCGAAGGAGTGTTTCAGCGTCAAGGGTCTGAATCCTCGTATAATATGTTTCCATTTCAGACTCTTCACGATCGGCATCCTTATCAACGAAATGCATTTTCCCCTCCTCCGCCGTCGTCATGATGATCTTACCTCACATTAAATTTACCTCTCTAAGAGAGTTTGGACAAAATCTTAATCAAAATCTTGTTTTGCATGTCCATCGCCTGAGCGATGGCGCAGAGCGCGGAGCACACCGTGTCGCCGTCCGGGGTCATCAACACGCTACCGAGAAGGTCGGTGACGTCCGGAATGTCTTCGTCGTCGTACACCATCTCCTCCTCCTCCTCCGAGAGTTCTTCTTCGTCGTCGTCGACCAGAATGTCGTCCTCGACAATTTCACCTTCTTCAATTTCGTACTCTTCCTGCTTAGACATTTACCGTGTACGTAGAAAAGAAGACTGTCGAACTAACGCAGGTGAATGGAAAACATGTTACGCACTCTGAGACGAGAAATTACCAGCATACACGACACACTACGACACTCGTTCTTCCCGAGGAACGGGTCGGAGTCGTCGAGGTCCGGTCGACGGTACGAGCGCAAGTGTTACGACAACGTGAACCGCGAGGCGTGTCGTTTGGAGGGGCACAGTCACAAGGGAAACGACCTTCGGTGTCGGTACGGGGACATAGAAATCAAAAAAGCCATGACACCGGACTGGGGACAGGGGAAACTCAAATGGGAACGCGGTCGGTGGACGGGGACGTTCCCGCATCTGGACCTGGTGCGCATCCCCAACCTTCCACCCAACCTCACCCGACACAAACTCGTGAAGTTGAAACAAAGAAATTCCCTCTATAGGGACCAGTACATAGACGTCGACGACGACTCCATTCAAAGGTATTACCGAAACAAAGGGAACGCGTACATTCAGATCGAGGGCTACGGGTTGTATCACCTGGGTGAAGACACGGCTGGGTATGGTGTTCCGGAATTTCGGGTGAGACAGCGCATGCGCGTGCGAGTGAAGAGCCACACGAAGACGAGTTTCTCCGTCACGTGTGCGTTTCAACCCGTGAACATTCGCGAGTTGGAGCCGAGTCCGTACTCGTTGGATGACCCGGAGAAAATACCAAACGAATTAAAGACGTGATGTGCGTTCTAGAACATGCTAAACATGGTGGAACCAAATCTCACGCGCGTCGTCTGGAACGAATCGAATATCATGTTAAACAACGTGGAATTGAAATTCAATTATTCAATCCTCGAAATCGTACAAGAATTACGAAAACACAAGAATATGTTGTTTGAATTATACAATCGATGCAACTGCGACCGGAGGTTATTGGAAGGTCGGGACGGGTCGGGACTGAACGGGGGTACTAGGGCTGACGAGCACTTTGAAGAACTGACCAAGGGACGGGAAGGATTCGAAAAGTGTCACCAGGGACAGAGTGATTTCAAGATATTAGGAACTCAGTTATCTTTTAAAAAGGTCACCCGCGGCGAGGGGAGCCCACAGATAGCAGTCTTTTGGTCTATAAATGGGAACGACGAACCGCCGCGAAAATTCGATAGACACATCATGATTTTGGTCCTCGAGGGACAGCGATGGTACAAAAAGGACCCTAAAGGACTTTTCATCCCAAGCGGACTCTACGTGTGTGACAAGGATCACGCGAACGAGCATGTGAAATTCGGCAAAAATAACAAATCCAACTCGATAGTGGTCAAGGAGGGCTTGCACAAGATGCTCGCGCAAGCGTTGTACAACGGCTGGTTCATACCGCTCTGGCAGACGGTAGAATATATCGGTAAAAAAACGATATACCTCACGGGAAAAGAGACACTTTTAGTCTTGCCAAATTCAGTCTTGTATTGACTTAAAGATATCTCAATATTGAGTAACATGAAATCGCCACTGCGATATCCAGGTGGGAAAACACGGGCGTGTAAAACCCTACTGGACATCGTCGATCGAGAACACCTCGACACCTCGGAGGTCGTCTCCCCGTTCACGGGTGGTGGGTCGTTCGAGTTTCACCTCCACGATACCCGACGGACCAAACTGATACTCAACGACAAGTTTCAACCCCTGGTGAGTTTTTGGCGCGCGTGTAAACACGACAAAGATCGATTGTGTGTCGAACTGGACAAGATTCACGACCGAGGGGTGTCCAAAGATGATTTCAAACG